ACCAAAACCAAAACCCCCAACCCTGGGACCAACTACCAACCGAAAGCCCCAAACACTACGGATACTTCCAAGAACTCCTAAAATACGGACCAACCCGGACCTTAAAAAGATTCGCAGAAGACAAAGGCCTGACATACCACCACATCAAACTATTGAGCATGGAATATAAATGGTTACCCAGGGCAAGGGCATTTGATAAGGTCATGGCGGGTGAGTGGTTCAAAACGAAAGTGGATCAAGTCAAGGAAGCGGAGTACAGGCACATGAAACTTAGTCACCTTATACAAGATACTGCCATAAGTATTCTTCAAGATCCTAATCTTGATGATCTCCCACTTAATACCAGGACTTATGTTATATTATCTACTACAAAGGCGGCCTCTGATGCTGTAAGGATGGAGCGTTTAACTTTGGGCGAGGCTACCGAACACAGGAAACAAAGCGATGAGGGACTTAATAAACTCTTAGACTTGGTGCAGAAGAGCAAGGACAGGGTGGAGAAGGAGAAGAGGGCAGAGCTTGAAGACGGGAATATTATTGATGCGGAGTTCTCAACCTCTGCCCCTGCCTCTGCCCCACCTCCTGATCCCTCGGAGGGGAAAGAATAAAGTTTATAATGTTCTTTTAAAACTCGCCTGCTTATATCCTAAATATGAACTTCGTTTAACAATTATATAACGAAGTTACAGGCCTCTGACCCTACCAAACCACAGGGGGAGGGCGGGGCAATGATTAATAAAAGGATTATAAATGGGTTGATAATAAAATGACAACATAACTGGCAACTTTAAGGGGTACAACCACCCCCTGGCAGGGCTTCGGTTTGAAATCGAAAAGCGTAAATTGTCCGTGTGTTTGTGTGGATTATCCGGCGTTTACTTTTTTTGGGGGTTGGTGTCCTTTTTTTTGTGGTTTGTGTGTGTTTGTGTTCGTTATATATATATATATTTTTTTGTGGTTTTTTTTTATTGTTTGTGTGTTGTGTGTTGGGGGTGTTTTTGGTTTATGGTGGGTTTTGATTTTGGGTTGTTTTCGGAGTTGCAGTTGGATTTTTTGGAGAATTGTCGGTATCGTTTGAATATGTGTGTGGGTGCTGTTCGTTCTGGTAAGACTGTGATTACTTGTTTGGCTTTTTTGTTGTTTGTGTTGGAGTCGGATTATACGGATTTTTTGTTGACTGCTAAGACTCGTGATACTGCTTATCGTAATGTGGTTAAGCCTTTGATGTTGATGTGTGGGACTTTGGGTGTTGGTTGTAAGTATGGTAAGGTTGATGGGATTTTGTCGGTTTTTGTTGATGGTGATGAGGGTGTTGTGGTTAAGGAGATTCATATTATTGGTTTGACTGATGAGAAGAGTGTTGAGCGGTTGCAGGGTATGACTGCTGCTGCTTGGTTGGGGGATGAGGTTACTACTTATCCTTTGTCTGCTTTGGAGATGGCTTATAGTCGTTGTAGTTTGCCGGGGTCTCGTATTTTTTGGACTATGAATCCTTCTACTCCTTATCATCCTGTTTATACGGATTATGTTTGTGATGAGGAGGCTTTGAGGGGTGGTCGTTTTGGTTTGTGGGAGTTTGGTTTGGATGATAATTTGACTTTGGTTGATGAGATTAAGGAGGATTTGCGGGTTCATTATAAGAAGAAGGGTTCGATTTTTTATGATAGGTATATTTTGGGTCGTTGGGTTGTGGCTGAGGGTGCTGTGTTTCAGAATTTTGATGAGGGTCGGCATACTTTGGATGTTGGTGGTTTTCGGTTTAAGGATTTTGATAATATTAGGGTTGGTGTTGATTATGGTACTGCTTCTCAGACGGTTTTTGTTTTGACGGGGGTTGTTTTGGATGATGATGGGGATGAGTGTTTTACTGTTTTGAAGGAGTGGGTGTGGGATGCTGAGGATCGTGGTGTTCAGTTGACGGATAGTCAGTTGGTGGGTTATATGGGGGAGTTTTTGTCTGGTGTTCCTTATAGTGTGATTCATGTTCCTCATGATGCTCGTAATTTGCAGAATAGTTTGGAGGAGGCTGGTTTTGATTGTAAGATGATTAATCCTGATGTTAATTTGGGGGTGCAGAAGATGAGGGATTTGTTTGGTGATGATCGTTTGTTGTTGAATAGGGATTGTGTTACTTGTATTGGTAGTATTCAGAGTTATGTGTGGGATCCGAAGGCTTTGTTGAAGGGTGTGGAGAAGCCGTTGAAGGTGAATGATCATGCTGTGGATGCTGTTCGGTATAGTATTGGTGTGGAGTCGTATAGTCAGCCTTTTGTTATGAGTGCGGGGTATTGGTAGTATGAGTTTGTTGCAGGGTGTTCGGGGTAAGTTGGGTGGTGTTGTTCGTAATGGTAAGCGTGTTTTTGCTCCTAGTGTTACGAGTGGTGGTTCGGAGTTGGTTAATGCTTTGAATAGTTTTCAGGGTATGAATTTTAGTAGTTTGCCTGATTTTTTGTCGTATTATAAGGATGATTTGTTTCATACGGCTTATACTAATTTGGATCCGATGACTTGTTATCAGTTGAAGATGACTAATCCTTGGTTGGGTGCTGCTGCTGATGCTATTAGTATGCCTTTGGCTGCTGCTGAGATTGTTCCGGTTCCTTTGGATCCTAGTAAACCTGATTTGGGGGAGATTAGTTATTTGTCTTCTTTGATGGATTTGCCTAATGAGTTTATTGATGGTTTTAGTTTTCGTTGGAGTTTGGCTAATGATTTGTTGTGTACGGGTGAGGCGTATGTGGAGGTTGCTTATAATGAGTATGGGTTTCCTTCTGCTTTGTATCGTCATGCTCCTCATAAGATGGATTTGGTTGAGGTTGGTGGGGAGTTCCGTTATGTTCATAAGTCGGGGGCTGTTTTTAATAAGGATAATTTGATTACGATTTTTAATCCTAACCCGTTTAGTGATTATAAAGGGTTTTCGCCTGTTGTTCAAGTGTTTATGGATATTATGTTGGATTCTTCTTTGATGAAGCATCAGTTGTCTTATTTTAATAATGATGCTTTGAAGGGGATTATTAGTTTATCGGATAAGATGCCGGTGTCTGCTGCTGAAACTGAAACTGCTCGTATGCAGAATGAGATTAGGGAGATGAAGCGGCGTGGTGATACGGGGCATCTTGTTATGTATGGTGCTACTTTCCAGGCTATTAGTGCTACTAATCGTGATATGTTGGTTCCGGAGGTTAAGAAGGGGATTATTGATGCTATTTGTGCGGTGTATCATGTGCCTCCTTCTAAGATTAGTCAGATTGACACAGGGAATATTGGTTCTGGTACTGGTGAGGCTCAGGATGAAACTATGAATGAGACTTTGAATCATTGGGGTAAGATGATTATAAGTGCTTTGAATAGTAAGTTGTTGAGGTTGGCTGGTGTTGAGAATAGTGCTTTGGCTTTTAAGAATTTAACTAAGAAGGATGAGGCTCGTTTAGCTGAGTTGTATAAGATTAAGATTGAGTCTGGTCAAATGACTATTGATGAGGCTCGTGCTGAGGATGGTAAAGCACCGTATAACTTGGAGCATAGTAATACTCCTTTGGTTCCTATTAACCGGGTGCCTTTATCATTAGTGGATAAGCAAAGACAGTTGGGTTTTAATGGTTCGTCTAATGCTCTTGCTCGTTTAGAGGGAAGACTTGAAAGTATTGGTGAGGAGTGATATATATTAACCCTTCTAATTATAGGCTTATTCGTGAAGCATACGAATGTTTCAGTATAGAATCTGATTATGAGGATCTTAGCGAGGGAGAAAAACAGTACCTTTACCGTATTTATAATAAGGTTAAATTAGATGAGGAATCTTATTGTAAAGATTTGTTATTGTATCATGGTAAGAGTATTAGTAAAATTGTTAATAATTTGCTCAAAGTATGGTTACAGAACAAGAGTAAGAGTTTTCTCCAAGAAGAAGATTATGAGTTAGATTCAGAGGACCTATTTTTAATATGGGGCATATTGGCTTTTATTAGGAGGGAAATGGAAAAAGCAGAAGGCACAATTTATAATAAGTTGTACCCTGAATTATTTGACAAATCTGTTGATTATTATAAGAAAGTTGAGATTGGGAAGATTAAAAGAAAAACAGGTAAAACTCCCGGATTCTTCAAACCAATATATGATCCTTTACAAGGACGGATAAATGATTGGTACAAAACTTATACTTTACCTGCTCTTACCACGGTCCATGAAAAATACCGACCTGTATTAGAGGGGATTATAAAGGAAGGATACAGGGACGGGTTGCCTTTAAAGGTCATTGCTGAAAATATGCGGAAAGCAGTGGATCCTTATAATAAGGATTCTAAAACAAAATATATTCTGGAAAGAATAGCCCGTACCGAACTGGCTTTTATCGTGGAACATACTAAATTAGAAGTTTATCGGGGTTTGGGTATTGAAAGGGTGCAATTTGTTACTAGGCGGGATAAACATGTGTGTGCGGATTGCAGACCAAGGGAGGGGGCAGTGTTCCCCATTAATGATATACCTCCAGATTATGATATTCCCATACACAGTCATTGTAGATGTACTTGGGTGCCAGTATATGATCC